TCAACGCCATTGCACGCCACCGTTACATCACCCCACTGGGCGAACTGCCAAGCGTCCGTCCCCGTCATTGTGTAGGCGACCTCGGACGACGATACGCCGCGCGTGACGTTCTCCCAAGCGTTAAGGGTGCTTAGCTTGTACAGCTTGTCAGCATCACCCGCGAAGGTTTCTATCGTGCCGTCTGTCGAATAGGCGATATGCGCCCCACGACAAGCGGTATCTATTGCATCCGATACAACAGTTTGTGACTGAACCCCCGCATACGAACGTAACAGGGGGATGCAGTTGTCAGCAATGACAAGGGCATTGTCCCGCGTAGGCTGATCGGGGGTGTATTCAGATAATGGAGTCATTAGACACGCACCGCCAAAACCTCGTTAGAGTCGCCACTAGACTGTGCCTTTAAGCAGCTCGATAGCGTAAGCCTTTAGCTCCACCGTATCAGGCGAATCTAAATCTCTCACACTAAAGCCAATCGTCTGTTCCACCGTGGTATCAAAGGCCAGTGTATATACGGAGGCTGTGGCCTCGCCATGAGAACCCGCATCACCACCAACGCCGAACTTATGCGTGAAAAACTGAGCCGATGTTGAATTATCCGCGTGAAGATAAGCGATACTGTTAAGGCTTTTCTCGCCGTCGATGTTTATTTGAATCAACTCGTCGTTAAAGGTTCCGAACCACACGATACAGTGTCTAGCTCCGGCAGTACCTACAGCCTCCCATGTGGTGCTTATCCGTAGGGTGTCATTAGCACCCAGAGTGCCTCCCGGCAATGTGTAGGTCTTTAGGGTAGTCTCACCTACAACTGCGGTCAGCCAGCCCTCGTTAGACTTCTCTAACATAACCACAGAACTATCAGGGCTTCCGCACGCGGCGTTGTTCATCGTCACGCTCATATCAATCACCCATCGAAAGAAGGATCGAGCCACCAGTACCGTAGGCTGTGCAACGACCACGCACCTCTAGCCAGTTGCACTCCGAGGTGGTGAAACCGTCTGAATCGCTCGCACCGTTGACCGTGATCGTGCCTAACTTAACCCATAAATGCGCTGCACCCAGGCGGCCCTCTATAACCATCGTCGAGGCGTTCGTGTGCGCCCCGGTTGAGGTGAGCTGAAAGGTCGAAACCTTACTATCCCTCGGAAACTCTGTACCCGTAGTCGTGCCGGTGAATGTGCCTATGTCCGTCTGCTTAGTGATCGCATCCGTGACCCTTTCGTTATGTGTTCCCATAAATATCTCCTTAACCCGACACAACACGCAATGCAGAGCCGGAATGTCGCTCCCCATCGTCTTGCTCTTGGATTTCGTTCAAAATGCCCTGATAACGGGCTTCCCATAATGAAAAATTCGCATTGTCGCGTATGTAGGGCGCAGCCTCGATTAGTGCGCCAAATAACAATAACTCCGGTGCGTTGGCGGTGAACCAATTAGTCGTATTAGTTGCCGATAGATTGGCTGGCCGCGAGTAATACACGCCCTTGACGGTGTAATCGCTGTCAGGGTATCGCCCATACTCAAACACCTCACCATTACGGGCAATGACAGTCGGCCTACCGTCTGCCGAGCGCACAGGGTAACGGTGCGTCAGCCCGTCATATCCGACACGCTCTAGCGCAGTGGTGGGGCTTCCGTCGATGTATACCGTTAGGAACTCGATGTAATCACTCGGCACAGGCGTTGTGCCAGAGGCGATAACCTCGCTGTAAGCCTTCTCCATCGTGCGAATCCGCAACCTGCGATAGAGCCGATTTTCGGCAAAGCCTATAAAGTCATCGGTGCGAGCCGCTACGGTATCGTCTGCAAGCCAGTCCTCGATAGCCGCCTTTAGCCCGGCATGATCGCTAATCATTAGATAAGCCTCTTGTTGACGGTCTTGGTTTCTGCGCTTTCTCGTTCAATCTTGCCGAGCAGAAACGTATTAAATTCTTGTGGATCTTCACCCATTGTTTCGGTCCATTCCCTGTACCACTTCCAATAGCTCACCAGATCAACCCGGGCAACATGAACCATGTCCTTAGTCTTGGCGAACCCCTCAACCGATGATCGGTCGTAATGGTTCAAGTCGATCATTGGCGTTATGTCCTGCTCACGGTGAACGTGAACCGCATCGTCCTCGGCCTGGATCGTGGTCCTGATGCCGTTGGCATTGGTATAGGTGCTTCTCATAAGGAATCCAGCTACGGGAAAATAGCGTCATCACGACGCGCATAAAAAAGGCCAGCCCCAAAGGGACCAGCCTTATACTGCCTCGCTAGAGTGCTAGGTAAAATCAGCGACTACGCCGCTAGACTTCTCATTTCGGGCTTCAAGCGCATACTCCGCGACAAGCTCTTTCTCAAGCGAATCACCCTTACGGGCAATATCCAACACTTCAAACGGACGCAGGTAGGCTACAGCCCACATATTCGATTGCAAAATCAGCATCGAATCAGTGGTCGAACCACCGCCGGTTGTGTCATTGGATAAGTGACGGCAGGGCATGATGGTCAACGTGTCGAAGTCTGAGATATACACGTCCACCGCACTAACCAACTCCTTAGCATTGCCGGAGTTGTAATTTGTCACCGTACTGGAACCAGTGAAAGCACCGAACTCCTGCTTACCACCACCATTGACCAGGATACAGTCAGGCTTACCGCCCGAAGTCCAAATCTGCTGGATCACGTCCTGCACGTTCGACTCTGCCAAAGCATAAGTCGTACCCGCTGTTCGCGCTGTAGTACCTGCACCACCGACCGCACCAGCACCCGCACCCACCTTGGCATTAGTCGCCAAAAAGGTTTCGATACCCGCTGTCTGTCGTGCTGTGCTGGCATCACCCGCCGCCACAACTACATTAGACAAACAAGATGCCTCAATATCATTCCGCAAGGCTTTACCCTTGATTGCGGTCTGATAAGCCATTTCGTCTTTACGGCCAGCCTTTTTAACTGCTTGCTGCGTGCCAGTAATGCCGAAAGTCTTGGAGCTAATCATGCACTGGTTGGTTAGCCGAGCTGTCGCAGTGACCGCCGCTATAGTTGCATTATCGCCTTCGACGGCTTTGTTCACAGCCGAAACTGTGTCTAATCCGTCAGTTTGCCACTCATGCAGAGTCGCGGTTGCGGTGGAACGTGCTGCCTTAGAAACAAACGGTGTTTCATCTGGGTCCACGTTGTAAATAATATCAATCAGTCCTTCCCGATTGCCCTTGGCTTCATACGTGTCAAAACTATTTGTAGGCATTTCGCCCTCCTTGTCGCCTCACGGCGATAATTGGTTACATAAAATCGCGTAACAGAGCCGCCGCATCATCGACGGACCCCGTATCGCGTAGTCGGTTCATCTGCTGACCGCGAGCGTCTGCATCTTCTGTTCGCTTTGACCTTTTGGTTCCCGGCTTAAGTACCCTTGGGGTTTTTCTCACCTTTTTCTCAATTTCAGGTCGGGCTGCTTTTAGCTTGTCGTACATCATCGCTTTGAACGCCACAGTCATCACCCGATGATCTGCAATGCTCAACTCCGCGCCCTGAAACTGCTCTGATACCAGATAGGCTGCAATATCCTGTTTTAACGCAGGTTGCTTGGCCGCATCTGACCATCCTGGCAGTGACGCACTCAACACCTTGTCGGACTCGATCAACTGCCGTTCTACCTGTTGCAGTTGCGCGGCATCGGCTTGCTGTTTAACGAGCGCCATTTCCTGAGTGAGCCGCTTTTTTGATCCGTCTATGTTGGCGTACTTTTGTTGTAAGTCTGCACGCCTAGCGGAGTATTCCGCTGGATCATCTGAGCGTAGTTGCTCCCAATTTGTACCCTCGTATTCACCGATCAATTGGCTTTCGAGAACCTTGGTCATTGCGAAGTTATCACTAACCCGCTGTCCTAAATCCGATTGAAGTTGCTGACGTTGCTGCTCAATTTCGTTATGAGCCGCTTGACGGTGTTCAGCCAGTTCCATCGTCTTTTGTCGATAATCCGCGTCCATCATGTGACCATTCTTAAGCTCCGCAAGGCTGACTTCACGCTCCACCCCGTTAACCTTCACCTTGGTTGTGAAGTCGTTCATTAGCTGATCGACTTCCATTTCAAGTATGTCGGCAACAGACTGATCGTTTAGTTTCTGCGCTTCTTCTTCAGGTTGATATTCGCTGTCATCGTCCTGCGCTTCCTGCTCAGGGATTTCATCTGCCTCATTACTGGTTTCGTTTACCGCGACTGTCACATCATCGGCTGCGGAATCCACTTGCTCCTTGGCAGACGCTTCTGGCTCCGGTTGGCTCTCAGGCTCCGGGCTATCCAAAAACGCTTTGATTGAATCTACTGCACTATGTACATCATGCACGCCG